CTTTTGATTGAGGTGCAAATACTTCGTCATGTCCTCCTACTGCCTGGAAGTCTTCTTTATACATACACCAGGGAGCAAATATACCCTCAGTTGTTTTATCTTTATTTTGATTTTCAAAATGACCTATAGCATTTATTACTCCGTTGAAGTCTATCTCTTCTACTTCTATTCCCCAATCTTGAGTAATCTTCTCCGGTCCTGGTGGATGAAGAGAAGGTTCTATTCTAGTTGCACTTACAACTGTTCCTCTTTTTAAATGCTTTAATATATTCTTATCTAGATTAGGACCTGCAATCATATCGGCATGGAAGGCAAATATGATCTCTGTTCTTGCCATCTCAATTCCTTTGTCAAACATTCCTACAATTCCTATCCTTTCTGGACCTGGATTGACATGTGTGATAAGATCTTCATCGTTAAGAGATGTAATCCATTCTGCTGTTCCATCTGTAGAAGCATCATCAAGTACTAAGACTTCATGCTTGGTTCTAAGATTTCGAATTGATTTATAAGCTAATTGTAAAAACTCTAGATTGTTTCTGGAAGGTATTACGAATGTTATTTTTTGCATGATAAGTATTCTTTTATGTAATCTATGATATCTTTCTCAGGATTCCAACCTAGGATGTCTCTTGCTGCTGTATCTGTACATAGAGTTATCTCTGCTTCACCTGGCTTGTTCTCTTTATATTCTACCTCTATTCCAAAAGCATCTGCTATTTCATTAACTGAATAGTTATGTCCTTTTCCTAATTCAAATATAATCCCCCAAGCTTGTTTAGTATTCACTAATACTAATCCTTCTATAATATCATCAACGTGTGTGAAGTCTCTACGCTTTGTTCCATCTCCGTAAATGATTAGTGACTTACCTTCTTCAACTCTCTTCTCCCATGCTCCTATTAGAGTAGTATATCCTCCTTCTTTTAAATGATATGGTCCGTATACATTATAAAATCGTACTATGGTAGCTTTTAAATTGTAATGTTGTTCAAATAACTGGATTACTTCTTCTCCTACATCCTTACTAAATGTATATGGATTTTTAAACTTACCTGAATGATGTGAACTACTTCCTGCATATACAAGTGGTATGTTCTTATCGGAACAATACTTAGCTATCTTCATAGTAGCATAAGCATTAGTTATAAAGTACTCTTCCGGATTGATAAAGGATGGCTGTATTCTAGCAATTGCTGCTAAATGATATACAATATCAAATTTACCCCATGCAGAATAATCAGATATGTTTCTTATGTCTTGTTCAACATATAAGCATCCTTCTTGATGATTGCTTTTCAATCCTGTGTTGTAGTTATCAACCGATACAACTTCATGTCCTTCCTCTAGAAGTCTTTTGATTAGATTTGTTCCTACAAATCCTGCTCCTCCTGTTACTAGTACTTTCATTCTATTTTGTTTATAGTATTTTAGCTGGTGTTCCTATATAAGTATAAGGACCTTCTGTTGATTTTACAACTCCGGCATTAAGTCCGATTGTAGCAAAGCTATGTACTGATAGTTTTTCTCTAATTGTTGAGTTAGTTCCCATATACACGCAGCTGTAAATTGTTACATTACCTGATACAATAGCTCCTGGCATTGCACTGAAGTAATCTCCGATGATGCAGTCATGCCCTATTTGATTACCTCTATTCAGTAATGCATGTTTACCTATTTTAATATTAGTAGTAAGTATTGAATAAGCACCAATAAAACTACCCTCTCCTATCTCCACATTATTCATTATAAGAGCTGTAGGATGTATGAAGGTAAAGTATTTAGTCTCTTTTGGAAGCTTCTGAACTATGTCGTACCTGTCCTTAGAGTCTCCTACTGCTACCATTACTTCATACTCTGTAGGATCAAAAGAAGAGATAGGTAATGTACCCTCTACTACATATTGATTATCTACAAAGCATATAAGATCTTCTCCCATTTGAGCTAAGACCTCTCTAGCATGTCCCCCAAATCCTATTAAAGCTTTTTTCATCGTGTGTATATCTCGAACTTAGATAAGTCTGGGTAAGGTAATTCTAAATCAGCATTATGTTTCTTAGTACCGTCTAGTGTGTAGAATTGATTCATTAATAACATTCCTCTTGCTGCTAACTCTGGCATCATATAGAAATTCCATCCTAACATATCCAAATCATCTTCGTGGTACGAACATTCTCTTCTTCCACTATACCTAGCTCTCTTAAACCACAAGTAAGCCTCTTCGCTATCTGTCAGTATTGCTCCTCCTTTAGATAATTTAAAATGCTTATAAGGTCCTGTAAAAGATATACACATATGAGTTCCTTGCTTATACATGTCTGCTGTAAACGATAAAGCAGAGTCCCATACATTACTTCCTTTTAGATTATAAGCTCCTTTAATAGTTCTTCCCTCTACTATTTCAAACTCTACTCTTAATCCAGCATGAATAATCTCACATGGTACTGAAGGGTATGTTCTGTTTGGTATTTTTATTGTAGGAGATGTTATGCTCTTTTTTACATAGTTCTCGTAATATAGTGCTAAGAAAAGTCCGTTACTCATATTATCTAAAGTAATTACATACTTTGCTCCTGTATAATCTCCTAAGGCTTTTTCAAAGTCTTCTGTTATTTTATAGATTCCGTTTGACATTCTCTTAATGTATTAAATTCGTTTTTAAAAGTTTCTACAACTATAGTACTTAAATGTGTTTTCTGTACATTCTCTAAAGCTTTTCTTCCGACTTCTTTACAGAATTCATCATCAGTAGAAAGTGTTTTAATACATTTCTTAAATCCTTCGTAGTCGTCCCATTCGAAAGAAGTGTCTGGAAATATATTTCTCTGAGCATCTAGTTGAATATTACCTACCATAGGTACTCCGAGTGATCCAAAGTCTACTGCTGTTTGTCCTGCTGAAAAGTCCCTATGAATATCTACTCCAAATCTTGAAGTATAAGCAGTGGATAAAAACTCATCATGCTGCATATAGTTTAATTTTTTAAAACCTGGCATAGAGTACGAGTCTGGTAGTGGTAACATTCTTCCAATGTGAGGAGTTCTATCATAATGCATAGTATACACTTCTAATTCTTTAGGAACACTATCGTATACTAACTTGTGAGAGATCATACCTCTCTGATATCCCTTACAGGGATTAACTATAAACACATAGTTCCCTAAATGTTCTCTAGCTGATTCTGCGAAATGCCTAGTGCAGGGCGGTACCTTTATACTATTTTCTATAAACACTTTCATCATACGTTTTTCGTATTCATTAGAGCATAGGTATGCTTTTGCTTTAGACAGTATCTTTATATACATTTCTTGTTCTGGAGCTGACCAATCTAACCAGTCCCATACGGATCCTTCCTGTACAATATACACTTCATTACCTTCTGTAAGACTATCGGCAATCTTTAACTTAGCCAACTCATCGTGAACAGGAGTGTTTATTACGATAATATTTCCAGTACCTTTTATTACATTAGGAATATCTCTCCAGTTTAAGATATACCAAGGAGCTAGCTCTATGTATGCTTGTGGAAAGCGATGACGTTCGTAACTGTAATGCCCTGGGCTTACATGCCAATCACTTATGTAGTATACTTTTTTATCCATAACTTGTTTTATTATATTAGTTTTTAACTAGACCTCTTTCACATTCGTATAACCAATCGGAATCCATGTAAGTATTTGAAAGATAGCTCATACGTTCTACTCCATATGTCTGTGTAATTTTCCACCCCAGCATTGATTGTTGCATATTACCCATAGGACCTATTGGCATATTCTCTCCTGGCTCTTCCCATACTACTTCAAAGTCATTTATATCTCTTAGATATTTTCTTACTGTACATAGGAAGCTTTCTCTAAAGGTATAGGCCATTCCTTCTTTCTGGAAGTAGTGAAGACTCTCCGGACGTGATACTTCTAGTACTGTACGTGGAAAGAACTCCTCATCGTAGATTCTAGTTGGAGACATATAGTCTGGGTAATTCATTCCATTACCTACGAAGGCAGCTCCTTGCTCTAACCTTCCTATGCATTCATTAATGAATCCCCAATCCTTAACTATGATATCGTCATGCATTAAGAACAAAATAGTATCGTCAGCAATATCTAGGTAATCTAATGCTTGTTGATAAGCTCCATCCTCTAGTCCTAAGTTAGGAAACACTTTATATTCGAAGTTAGCTTTAACTGACTCTGAAGGCTCTCTATGACATGACCAAAAGATGTTTATTGAATCTTTATTTGCCTCTTGCAATTCAATTAATTCCTGTACTAATTCCGGGTATAGGTCAAAGTGCCACCCTACTATTATAAACTGTATCATAAACTATATTTTTTGGTGTTAAAGATTATACTACAAGAGTATTTTTGATTAGGTGTGAGTAGTTGGTACCCTACTTGTTCTTTAATGTCTGTAATTTTTACTTTGTTTAGATTATTCATCCATTCAACATCGTCTCTTACTTGTGAACCTCCTTCAAAGATTACTACTGAGCCTTTTTCAATATTACTCTTGCATCCGTTATACATTTCCAGTACCTTATCTCCATCATTGTCTATGTCAAAGTACAGTAAATCAAACTCTTTACTAGGGTCGTCACAAAATTTAAAAAAGTCCCCATAGTCCACTTTTACATAGTCTTGTAATCCGTAGTGAGCTATATTATCCACTGCTACTTTATAGTTCGGTGATGAGCCTATTTCCCCTTTACTTTGTTTTTCAAAAGTATCATATGTGAATACAATTCCTTGATGCTGTTCCTGTTCGTACAACTCTTTCAATGCAAGTCCCATTACTATAGCCGTGCCTGCATGCTCTGTTCCGTACTCTATGACTACCTTAGGCTTTATATCAAGTACCATACTGTACAACGTCTCCAGCCAAGGATATTTGTGTTGCGGTAATATATTTGCATATTTCATATCTGTCTACTCTTGTTTAAAAACTTCTATACATAAAACATTCTTATCATTTATCATAATCCAAGTACCGTCCTTTTGTTTAAACTTTGTGAACTGTCCTTGCCTGATTGACGTAGATACTACATCTGTAAATGTTCTCTTCTCTCCTCCTACAAAGTGTATAATCTGAGTTGTTAATTCTCCTACTGCTTCTGTAACTGATGATTTTAAATCTACTTTAGTATCTACCATCCTTGTTTAATTAAATCTACTATGTACTGTCTCTCTTCCTCTGTTACCCACCACCCTACTGGTATGCATATCATATCTTTTGATACTAAATCTACATTAGGAAGAGGAGCTAAGAATTCTCTTGTACAAGTATGCTTATCATTTCTTTCATGAACTCTAGAAGTAGCCACTCCGTTCTCAGACATATACTTCATAAAAGCATCTCTGTTCTCTACTCTCATAGTATATAGCCAGTAAGCTGATTCTTTTCTAGGATCATTCTCCAATAGAGTAACTCCTTTTACTCCTTGCAATTCTTTATTATAGAAAGCTCCATTTGCTTTATGCTTTGATATAATCTCTTCTGCATGATTTAGATTTGAGAGTCCTACTGTTGCACAGATATCATTCATATGGAATTTAAAACCCCACTCAGGAATATCTGATTCACATCTAAAGTCTGATCTAGGACCTTCTCTATCAATACCGTACCATCTAGTTAGTTTTGCTCTTTTGTTTAATTCTATGAAAGGTGATGTCCAGAATCCTCCATCTACAGATGTTATATGTTTAATTGCTTGTAATGAGAATGTAGTAATAGTTTCGAATGTGCCGATGTTCTTTCCATCTAATTTACTTCCCATAGCATGAGCAGCATCATCCATAATCATAAAAGGAAAGCCGTACTTCTCTCTATATCTTTTTTGAATAGCTTGAAGTTCTACTAAGTCTACTGGATATCCTCCCCAGTGTACTACGGCTACAATTTTAGTCTTCTCTGTTAATTTACTCTCTAAATCCTTTAAGCAAATATTCATTGTAGTAGGTTCCACATCTACCCATTTGATCTTTAATCCATTTGCTAAAATAGGCCAATTGGTTGCTGTACAAGTCAACGCTGTTGTTAATACTTCATCCCCTTCTTCAAGTCCTGGCCAGTTCTCTGTTACCATAGCCGCTCCATCAAATCCTATTGATATTTTAGAAGGCTTTTTTAATAAATGGTATGCTAAATGTTCTGCTGATGTTGCTGAATTGTAAGTAATTACCTCTGAGTTATCTACTTTAAGGAAGTTTTGTAATTTCTTTTCAAGCTCATTAACTTTAGGTCCCTGTCCGATAAAACCGCTATTAAGTACTTCACCCACTTCTGCTGCTGCTGTTGGTGACATAAATACTTTAAACAGATCAATTTGTTTGTTTATTTTTTTCATAATGTATCGTAGTAGTTGTTTTGTTTCTCTTGTCTGTCAATTGTCTTTGGATGGTACAAAGCCCATTCCTCTTCTACTGGAAGCATGCCATGGATCTTAAATCCTTCTAGTACTTCATGTACCTTATTAACCCATTTAATGTAAGGAACATTCTTATAGATTCTCATTTGCCAATCAGCCCAGTTCACCCATCCTTTTTCATTTACATTCCATCCCCACTTCTGAATATGTTCTTGAGTTAGTCCTTCTACAGTATTTACTCTAGGTATTCTGAGCATATCAACATCGTTAGTCTCTAACAGTGTAGGTAGGTTTTGAATTAAATTGAGATGAGGAATCTCATCAGCATCTATTTGGAAGATATAATTTCCTGTACAATGTGAAGTCAGTAAGTTCTTCCAATCGGCAAAGTGTCCTTCGAATTTTTCACAGAAGACTTCACAGTCGTGTACTTGAGATTCTATATAATCAAATACTTCATCTGTTCCGTTCTTCTCATCAAACAAGATTACTATCTCGTCTTCTTTTCGTTTATGTGAAAGGAGGAAGTTGACTAGTCTTTTCACTTCCTCCAATTCATTACAAACTGTTATTGCATAACTTATTTTCATACTGTAAATATACGAAATCTATTTTGATTCTGCAACTTCTACATCAAAGAAGTTTATAGCATCTAATGCTTCCATGAAGTCTTCTTTCTCAAAATGTTTAATATTTTTCATATCCATTTTAGTTGTTTGACCTTTTGGGAACTTAGATTTCTCTTCTTCTAAAATCTCTATAGAGTTTACTGCAGCCCATTTCCAATTCTCTTTTGCTGTACCATCTAAGAATACCATTCCCTTACCAGGAAGAGTAACTGTTGAAGGGAACCATACTCTCTTATCTTCGTCAATAAACATAAGATCTTTATAAAGTTCTGGTGATGCTTCTAGTGTTTTTGCTACTAGATCTCCTCCTTCAACCATTAGAGTTGAAGTTGAATATCCACAACCAAAGCAAAAGCTTGTTGTTACTTCTTCTGTTACTGCTTGTTCATAGCAAGCATTTCCTCCACAGTGTGGACAGATTGACATTTTTTCTTCCATTATTCTATTTTTTTAAGCCTTGGTATTTCAACTTTATTAGCCTGTGGTAATTCTATTTTCTTAAGCGTAGGTAGCTTTAACTGTACTTGCTTAGGGAACTCAGGAATGTACTGTGTTAGAAGGTTATCTAGCGTCTCTCTCATCTTCTCATAAGAGAACTCAGTTCTGCTCTTATGACCCTGTCTCTTTGCTAATTCCTTATATGGTTTATAATCTTCAAAGACATCTTTTAATGCCTTGCCTACTAGCATATCATCCGGTGTAAACCATTGACTTTCTCTTAGTATCATCTTATCAATTGCAGCTGAAGGATGTACGTTTGTGAGTTGACCTCCTATTTGTTTTGTAAATTTATTATCTAAGAAGTCTGTATGACCTGACCATCCTGATACTATAATTGGTTTGTTTACTAAACTAAACTCTAATAAAGGTCTTCCAAATCCTTCTCCTTTTGTTAGAGAGATCATTGCTTTTACTTTACCGTGATTGTATAGCTCATTCATCTCAGCATCAGATAGCTCTCCATGTAGAAGATGTATGTTTGGTAACTTTCCTTTTACAGTTTTTTTTATTTCATCAATTTTATCCAATACAGCTTCTCTATCCATAATAGATGTTCCTGATCCTGCTTGTACTTTTAAAAGAAGTGCTGGTGCTGATTTCTTATTCTTAAATGTTTCAAGGAATGCTTTGATAGTGTATCCAATATTCTTTCTATCCTCTCCAAGTACTCCCGGTAGCCAATGTCCTACTACTAAAAAGCAAAACATTTCATCGATACTATCTAAGTCTAGTTTTACTGGCCATGCCAATGGCATATACTTCTCTATATTAGCTCCTTCAAATACTACTTCAACTTTAGTTTTTAATTCAACTACTCCTGTTACTTGACCTGTTTTTTCATCTTGTATATTGAATTTACTTTCTTCAAATACTTTCTTAGCATGTTGTGCTGATACAATAACTAAGTCCATATTGTTACATCCCTGTACCCAGGAAGGATCACAAAGTGTAGTCTCAATACCAGCTGTTACTCCAATATTATATTTACCGACCTTTTGGAATTCATTCGGTACTGTAATTTGAATCCAGATGTCTGGTTGTTGTGTTAGTTGTGTAATAACTCTAGAGTGTAGAGATTCATTTCCGTGATCTTTTAAGTATCCAAATCTAGTATTACCCCATCTCTGTGATAATATTCTAACATCATACTTATCTGTATCGATAATCGATTGTACAAAGTCTCTGGCTCTTGCTCCGTATCCTGAATATGTATCGATAGGGCAGCTTACTACTAATGTAGGTTTACTCATAACTAGTATATTAATTTATGTGTGATATATTTTTTTGGTCGGTCCTCTATTTTGTAAAGATCAAATCTAGTTCTAGGAACAAACTTCTCAAATGTTTCATCCATTGAATCAAGTACATTCTCACACATCTGACGTGCTGACATTCCTGATTCATCTGATGTTACCCATTCTCTTGCTAGTGCTCCTCTTCTGTTTCTTTCCTCTTTACCCATGTTGTAAACTTCTTCTAAAGCTTTAGCTACATCTTCTGGTCGACATCTATCATCAAAGATATAAGGAGTTGGAACTGAGCCTACCATTGAAATGTTTGAAGGGAATACAGGGACTGCCCACTCACCACACTCCTTATATGTTCCTCTATGATTAGAAGGGAAGTCTGAAGTGAAGTCAATCCACTTACCGTTCTCATCTGTAAATCTCATTTGATCTTGCATACCACCTGTTACGTTGGCAATAATCATCTTACCAGCCATCATAGTTTCAGTTAAAGACAACCCCCATCCTTCATTTGAAGTGATAAGCATTCCAACGTCTGCTATATTATACAGTAAGTTCATATGTGGAGTATCTAATCTCTCTTGTGAGAAGAATACATTTACATAACTGTCATCACAAATTGCTTCTCTTACTGCATAAAGATCTGTACCATTTTCATCTACAGCTTGTGTATGCATTACAAGGGCACATTTCTTAGCTTTCTCTTCTCCGATCAAATCACAGAACATTCTATAAGAAAGAATTACATCTCCTGGAGATTTTCTTCTAATGTTTCTAGAGTTGAAGAATGCTACGAACTCGATATCTTTTCCTTGGAATAAGTCTTTCTTAAATTTACCTAGTGTTTCTAATTCATCTACTGAAGTCATAGGAAAGAAATGCTTATCGTTTATTCCATGAGGAACATACTTAAGTAGCTTACCCTTAGCTGCTTCTCCTAAAACTATTTCATTAATATTTTTAGTTTGTTTTGAGATTGCCATCAATAAGTCACATGACTCGTAGTAAGGTTTATTATACAGAGGTGCTGGATAGTCATCCCAAATGTTTAAATACATTAAAGGAATTTCATTTCTAATCTCTCTTTCTATTTCAAACAACCAAGTCCAGTATCTTGGATCAGTAAATATAAAAATAGCGTCTGGTTTTTCTTGAGCAATTAAATTTCTTATTTGCATAGCATCTCCATAACCATTGTTAGGAATTACCTTTACATCAGCATCTTCTATACCGTTTAACTTTCCTACCTCAGCTGAGATATTAAATGCTTTACCTGCTTCTGGATGATTGATAGCTGCTCCTAAATTGACCCAATTAAAGTGGTGAGATGTTCCTACAACAATCTCTCTGGCCATAGTTGCGATACCGGAATGCATCCTAATATCATCGCATAACAAGAGAATCTTTTTACGATCCTCCTTCTTAACATAACGAAATTTTTCTTTCATGTAACTATTTTAATTTAATATTTGTTTGTGTGTGTAACTTTTGCTTGAAGTTATCTTCTGTAAGATATAAAAAAATTGCTCTGTCTACAAGCTTTTGTAGAGAAAATTTATGCCTTACGCACTGTTCTTTAAATTCCTGTAGAAGATCTTCTTCTACCTTAACCGATGTTAATTTTTTAGTGTTCATTGTTTATATAATTATATGTATATATAAATATACCCTTATCCTAAAACACCTGCATGACAGTGCTCTGTTCCTTTAAATTCACAGAACATACAATTTGATCTTGAAGGAGTCTTGTCGTACTCTTTATCGATGTACTGTCCATGACTATCAAAAGCATCGTTAATAAATTTTGTAAGTGCTGTAGTGGCTTGACCTCTTTTAATCTTTCCTGATGGAGGTACAAACTCTTGAACTCTTCTACCCATTGCTGCAAATTCTGGATCTTTAGGAACCTTTCTCTTTACAATAAAATATTTTACATCTACCTTATCAACATCTATATCAAATTGTCTTGCTAGGAATTCTTTATAAAGAAGTAACTGTGCTAGCTTTTTATCATCTTTCTTTGCGTAGTCATTCCATCCTGAAGTTGATGTTTTGATATCTAAAATGATATACTTATCGTCTTGGTCATCGTAGAGAACAATATCGATATACCCTTTGAAGAAAACATTGTCAGATATTTTATGTATAAGAGGAATTTCTACTCCAACCAGCTTATAGTACTTGGTACCGAAGTAAACAGAGCGTTTCTTACGAACGTACTCTAGAATTTCAATACCATCATTATGAAACTCAGAAAGCTCTTGAGAGGTAGAGAAATGTTTTCCGTACTTTTCTTTCTCGTGAGCATAAATTGTGTGCATTTTCTCCAGTAGAAGAGCATTCAAATTCATTTCATTTGACTTCTTTACTGTTCCTTCATAGAGTTCTGTTAACCATTCCTGCATTACTTCATGTACTGCTGTGCCAAAGACTGTATGAATGGAAGGCTTATACTCTTGCAATCCTTTAACATATTTCAATGCCCATTGGTGTGGACAAGTATTGTATGCTAAGGTCTGACTATACGATATGGATTTGCTGATATTGTAATCTATAACTGGATTACAGAAGTCTCTTATCAGGCTTACCTGTTTAAGAGTTTTTTTTACCATCCTTTAGTTTTTTGATTTCTCTTTCTAAGTACCATAAAGCTTTTTCAAGCTCTTGAACTGTAGCATCTTTCTTTCCAGCTCTGGCAATATACTTAACGGTATTTCCTAAACAGAAACCTAAATTCCAGGCTTCAATAACTTTTATGGCTTCGTAGGGATTATCTTTTCCTCCGTAATGGTTTGGATGGTTTACTAGTTCTTTCTTTTGACTTGGCTCGTCAATAGTAAAGATCGCTTCTCTGTCGTTCATAATAACATTTTTATATAACTATAATATAAGAAAAAAGGCCTGTAAAAACAAGCCTTATTTAATTTATTTTGCGAAGTATAGTGTTGTGGATATGCTTACAAAAGCTAACACTTTATACCAGAATGTTTTATTCCTTTGACCTTTTAATTCTTTCTTTAAGTCATCAGTCATTCCTTTGTACTCTCCAATTTGAACATCTTTCTGTCCAATGATGAACTGATTGTTCTTATCTTTAACAGTTAAGAAGTTGATGATAGTATCTTTTTGTACTTCTCTTTCCTGTAATTTAATTACTTTATCTTGAGTAAGTTTTAATTCTACCTTACATCCATCATAGCGAACTAAATCTTTTGCTGCTAGTCTTACTACCTTAGTTGGCAGTGTTACCTTGGTGGTATCTGTTTGTGAAAAAGAATTCAAGCTCAGCATTAGAAAACTTATCAACAGTATTAATTTTTTCATCTGTTTGTTTTTTTACAATTGTTATGGTATTATCTATGTGGTGTATTTCTTTTGTAATAGAAATTACATTTTCTTTTACTGAATCGATCTTAACATCGATTTGTTTATTGATTACTTGTGCTGAATCAATTTTAGTTTGGACTGAATCTATTCTGGCTTCATATCCTTTAACGTCTGTTCTAATACTGTTTGTAGTAAATATATTATAACCTATTAATACAATTACTATAACCAATAATAAGTTTTGCTTATTTTGTAACATCTCTGTCTCCTTTGTGTTTATCTAATCTGTCTAGTATTTGTGTTACTAGTTCGTTTTTAACTATACCTACCATTGAGGCATTTTTCAATATAGAGACTAACTGGAACACTAAGAAAGGAGCCATAATGGTTTCACTCAACCAAGATGTTCCAGTAAATCCTTTTTCTATTGATAAGATGGCTGCCAGCATTACTGTCCAGAAACCAAATGTCTTTAATACACTTAATGCTTTACAAGTCTGAAATCCTTCTCTCTTAACTCCGGCCCATATGCCAAAGAAGCCATCAGCAAAGACAACCAATCCTACTGCTAGGAATTGCTCGATGTTATCGGCTGTTAGGTGCATAAAATATGTACCAATAAATGCTAATGCTGTTGTCAATGATAATGTAATTAATAGTGAAGTTTTCATCTTATATTTACCTATTTAACGTATTCGTAATACTTTTTAGTTTTCTCTGAACGATCTGCTAATCCGTGAGTACCCCCGTTAATTCTTTTTGTAAGAGCTAATATGGCTGCATCATTAATTCCTTTGTCGCATATCTCCCACAATTTATTTTTGTCAAAGAAGAACATTGCTGATTCAAATGAATAAGTTGTTGCTACTAAGTCTGGATTAGTCATAATTTCTGGCTTGTTTAAATACTTAGCAAATGCTGCGTAGTTTTCTTTACCAGTTAATTGAAGAGCACCTCTTCCTCTAAATTTGAAACCATCTCCTGATTTTTCATCACCGTTACCCATTCTAGATGCGTAAACTCTATTGGCAATCTTCTCTGGATTTCTAGCGTAAGACTCTTCTAAGTTACCTGGAAAGTATTTTCCAAAGATACCTTGAAGTCCTTGTGCTGAGTAGTTTAAGTTTTCAGAGAATG